AATTGGGGATTTAAGTCACTACTTCGCAAATACACATAACGCATACACAAATTTTTTAACTATCTGTTCACGTATCAAACGAAATATTAGACAAGACCAAATCGAGGGAGGCATGACAGGGATGTATAATCCAAGCATCACACAACGATTGAACTCTATTAGAGAGCTTACCGATATTACTTCTAATGGTGAGAAGATTACTTCAAACGATATTAAAATAGAGATTGTAAAGCCTATTGAATAATGCAGGCTACTATTGTATTTGAAAAGATATGGGATGCTATAAACGCTAAAAACCCTGATGGTAGTAGGAAGTATAAATATATTATCAATACAGGTTCTTCACGTTCAAGCAAAACTTATTCAATCCTACAAACGCATTGGATAATTGCTTTGTCAAAGCCTAATTGTCGTATATCAATTTGGAGAGAAACAAAAGCAGATTGTAAGATGACAATATTAGCCGATTTAAAAAAGGCTATTACTACATTTCCAAATATAGAATTAGTTAACTTCAATAAAACTGAATCAATATATACTTTCTCAAATGGTAGTACTATTGAGTTTATGGGAGGTGATGAAGAAAATAGGGTGCATGGTTTTCAAGGTAATGTAGCACACTTAAACGAACCTTATAAGTTTGGTGTAGATGCTTTTAATCAAATTGATATGCGTTGTAGTGACTATTTAATAATCGATTGGAATCCTAAAAATAAGCATTGGATTGATGAATTAAGCAAAAGAGATAATGCTATTACTATTCATTCTACGTTTAAAGATAATCCATTTATTCCAGAAGAACAAAAGAAGAAAATACTATCTTATGACCCGAGTAATCCTTATAACGTAGAACAAGGTTCTGCCGATAATTATATGTGGCAAGTGTATGGATTAGGATTGAAAGCGGAGAAACCTAATAGGATATTTAAAGGTTGGAAACCTATTGAATCTAATATGTTTGACACTATACCATATCAAAGCTACTATGCAACGGATTTTGGTTTATCAGCTCCTACTGCTAACTTAGAATTCAAGTTTGATGGTGATAAGTCATTCTTTTTCCGTGAAAGGTTGTATAAACCAATGAATGAAATGAAAGGAACTTTAGTTGAGGAATTGGAAAATATTGGTACAGATAAAACAAAAGAAAATATTTGTGATTCTGGCAATGAAATAAATCAATCAGAAAGTCGTAAGTTAAAAAATGCAGGACATAATGTTATACCTGCTAAAAAAGGTGCAGGAAGTATAAGCGCAGGAATTGAAACAATGCAAAAATGTATTATATATTATACAAAAGATTCTATTAACTTAGAAAATGAATATGAGAATTATTCATGGCGTATTTATAATGGAATGCAAATGGATGAACCTGAACAAAATAATGAAGACCATTTATTAGATTGTGCAAGAATGGGTGTAAGTTGGTACGTAAGAACACGTAATTTATCAATATAACAAAAAATAATTAGATAAAATATACCAAGTTCGAGTAAATGAAATAAAAAAGCTGTATGTATTAATTAATTTTATATATTTGCTTTTATTAACAATGTTGTGATAACATAGTATTTTATGGGTTTATTTAGCTTTTTAGGTAGGAATATCAATGTAGAAAGAGATAGAACAGGTATGTTTACCTATTCATTCTTAGAGAATGACGGCTTTGTTAACTCTACTAAGTACCTTGATTTATCATTGACTAACCCAGTGTTAATGAGTATAATTGCTTTAAGATGCAAGATATACTCACAGATGAAAATAACACACTTAAATAGTGCAGGAAATCCAATAGAGAATAGTGAAGTAATTAAACTATTAAAGCAACCTAACTACTTTCAATCACAAGAGGACTTTTTATTTCAGCAAATGTGGTTCTTATCGGCTACAGGAACTAATTATACTTACAAAGTTAACGCATTAAACACTACTAAATCTATTTATAATTTATTACCAAGCGAGATAGACTTACAGAACAGTCAAAAGGTAAAATCGTTTATAACTACTAAGCAAGAACTTAACGCTTATGGTGAACGTAAGATTAAATATAAACTTGACGGACAAACATTTGAAATTGCTATAAAGAATATCATTCCAACTTATGACTTAGCTAACGGATTAAGTTGCAATTCATTAATGAACTCACCAAGCCGAGTATCTGGAATATCTAAGACGTTAGAAAACATTGAAGAAAATCTATTGTCTAAGAATGTTAATCTTAAGATGAGCCAAAAATATTTAATGGCGAGTCAAGGTGATGGAAATGAGGCTCAAATACAACAGTCAGACCGTAACGACATTGCTTCAAAGATTAGCAAAAAATCATTATTGATTACAAACGCAAATATTAAAGCACAGCATTTAGTTAGTGATATGAAACGTTTATTTTTAGACGAACAATTTAGTAACGATGCATTGACTTGTTTACTTGCTTTCGATATGTCTAAGGATATACTTAACTATTTCAGTAATGGTGCAAGTACTTACGAGAATAAAGAGAAAGCAATGCTTGACTACATTCAAAATAGTATCCAATCAGATGCTAATAATACAATGAATAGTTTTGCAAGTTCATTCGGATTGATTGACAAAGGAGAATCTTTGAAAGCATCATTCGACCACATGCCTGTTATGCAATTGGTAATGAAAACTAAGATTGAAACGCTTAAGCTATACCAAGAAACATTAATAGGTTATTCAGAAGCGGAACAAAGAAAACTATCGGATGAGTTCAAACTAACCTTAGGACTATAGTATGGCAACTTATACGGTGACTACCGCCCAAAATATAGACGCTTTAACCGCCAAAACTGGGGGTGATATTTACAATATAAATGGGGGAACACTTACTATAGACCAACATTCAAGGTTCGGACTAAATAATGCCAATACTTCGGCAACCGCTGCGACATCAATGGGTACTATTACATTATCAGCTACATTAGGTGGGATATGTAATATCGATGGGAGATATGTAAGATTAATTCAATATACAGCAGGTTCGGGAACTATTCCTGCCTTGAATTCATTAGTAACACAAGGTGGAGCGAGTGGTAAGTTGATGTGTGTGTATTCGTCACTAACTGCTGCGCCTGTAACTACAGGAACAATCCCTGCAACAGGTTGGATAATGATTAAGCAATGGAATAGTGTTGAATATACTTCGGGAGCATTAACGCTATCGGGAATAACAGCAACAAGTTCTGGAGCAAGTAAAGTAGGTTTCTTAGAGATATTCGGAGATGATGCTTCTACGGTTAATGCCAATAGACTTGGAGTATTCAATATTACAGGCGCATGGTATGATTTAGGAACTACTAACGGTGCAGCAGGACAAACTTTTCAAATCCCTAATCATGGGACACTTAGACATATCGGAGGTGTTTACATAGAAAAAACAGTAGGTAGTGATAATTACGAGTTTTACCGTAATGGAGGTACAACAACTACAACGGCTGCAACATTAGCAACAGGGAACGAAGCCACAAGAGGAAAGGTGTGTTGGATTAATGCAAATGGTTTAATTACTTTAGGTAACTCGGGAGGTACAGGATTAAACGGTTATGTGCCTGTTACAGGATTAAAAGTAGTGATAGGTAACGTATTCTTATGCTGTTGTACTGCAACCGCAAGAAACGCAGAGGTTATTCCGAGTGCTACGATAGCCACAAGATATGACTTCACTACTACTGGTGGTGGTGTTGTGAATATTGATAAATGCACATCAGCATGGTACTTATCATTTGCGCAACCATATTCTGTACAACTTACGGACACAAATACAGTTGATGGATTACTATTATCAGAGTGTGCTACTCCTATAACATGGAGCAGAGTAGGTGTTGGAAATAAACCAACAACAGCTTTATTAATGTCACCTTTAACAATGTCTTTGAACTTTGCAGGTGGTACGTTAACAGATTGTGTTTGGGGACGTGTTTCTCATGCAACCGCAAATTCATATACAAATACACTTACAGATATTTCTGGATTTACGTTTATAAACGATACTATCGCAGCCAATACGATTAGAGGAAATGCAACAACATACGCTATTTTTGGTACGAGGGTTTCTAACTGTACTTGGACTACGCCTGTAATAATACAGGGTTCAATGTTTTTTGTGCAAAGTGATAATATTACAATAACAGATACAATCTATTGTGATGCTATTGTAAGTACAACGGTTACTACTTATGCGATGTATGTATGGTCTTTGACTTCATCATGTTCGAATTTCAATATATCAGGCTTGACAATGCCTGTAACCAATACTCAACCATATACCGCTTTGTTAGGACTTGCAATTGCAGGGACTTCGGTAGCAGGAATTTCGAATATAAAGTTAAGAAATATAGGTACGAGAGCAGTTCCATTAACATTAGGTAGTGCGAATGCTACAGGATTGATTTATCAAATCGGTACTGCTGGAGGTGTTGCCGATGTTAAGATACAACGTGTATATTGCTCAAACACAAGAACAGGGATAATGACTTGTGATAACTCCGCAACAAGGATTACAGAGGAAAACGTATGGGGTGATTATAACGATACAGTTGACGTAATGCCTGCGCTTAACATGGTGCGTAAAGGAATGGGAGGAACTGGAGCATTAACGGCACAAGTTTCTACTTACGGAACGCATTGGAGAGATGGGTTTACAAGTACAACAGCAGGTAGAATCGCTATATTAATGAATGAACCATCGTCTTTGACTACTTCACAAGTGACATTGGCAAACGGTTCAGCATTCACAAGTGCAGGTGGTTTGTATATGCCAGTTATAGGACATGATGTATTGTTTGAAACTCCCGAGTTTTTAATAGGACATACAGGATTTAGTAATACTGCTTTAGTAATGGCAGGTGGTACTGCAACCAATTACGGTTATAAATATCAAATAAATAAAAATGATGGTGCAGGTTGGAGTACTGAATCGGCAACATTAACGCCTACGACATTAGGGACTGCGTTAAATGGATTGACTGGTATTAGTGCTATTTTAGGATTTAAGTTAAGACTAAGGATTACTACAAGTACAACGAATGCGACAGCAATTACAAGTGTTTACTTAACAACAACAAGTACTACAACTGCGCAGGATTATCAATATCCATTAGATACATTTAATCTTACATTATCAGGTTTAATAACAGGTAGTGATGTAGTTATATTGACTGCAGGAACTGAAACAGTATTAAATCAAGTAGACCAAAATGTTGGTAGTACATGGGTTCATACATACGAACTACCATCGTCAGTAGATATATTTGTTTCTAAGGCAGGATATGTTCCATTTTACATTAGGAATTACGCATTACAATCGTCGAACGCAAGTTTACCAATAGCACAAACAACAGATAGAAACTTTATAATTTAATTAAACAATGGCAAAAATAACAAGTCCATCCCAACTGGTAGTTGGAACAGAGTTAACACTCGATACTGCTGCAAACACATTTACATTAAATGTGGCAGGAAATTACGTAGCGAAAGATGGTGTAACGCTACAAGCGTTGTACTCTAAGTTCGTATCGTTATGGGAAACAACAGCATACAATAAGTATGAATTTCCAATGTACGCAATTGATGCCTTATCAGGGCAATTCCAATTCGGTACAGATGGACAAACATTTAGCGGTTGGAAACCTGCAAACGACGCAACACGTCAAGGATTAAGAGATGGTGGATGGTCTGAATTCTCAGCATCAGGTGTTTTAAACAGACAATACGTAGGTATCGTGTCTTTGGGTGACGTGAATACAGGTGCACAATTATACTACCAAAAAACAAACGGTGGGACTGCATCAAACTTTACATTCGTCGATGAGGTTAACGAGGGTATACAAGTTTATGGAGATGTTACAAACGGCAACTTCGATAGTAGAACATACTTTAAAGGATATGTAAGGGAGCAAGGGAAAAAATATAAAGATTCAGTACTTGCAGATACAGGTAAGACCTCAACAGGGGCAAACATTGTAAACTTACTTTTATCAAACGAGGACGATTTAAAGATACAGGATTCAGATGTAAACGTAGCAGCTAATGCACCATACACAAGTATCGACGTTGAATATTTCGCCACAGACCAAAATAGGCTTATTGGTGGAGTATCATATCCATTTAGAACAATTATCGACGGTGCAAATGCAACGGCAGAGCAAATATACACTAAGATTCAATACTTGCTTAGACAGGCTTCGGACATTGATTCGGGAGCAGGAACGGTAACCGGTAAGACTGCAAACTTATTGCTTAACTTTGTCGGTGATACATTGATTACTACAACAGGGGTATATATTGACAATTATAATGCAAATGATGTAAACAGGCTTGTTTTTACAGATAAAAATGGAGTTACAAGAACTGAACCATTTACAGCTACAGGAAATCTAAACTTTAACTCGTTCCTTACATTAGGAGGTACAGGATATTACAGAATGTACTTCACAGATTTAGCTGGTGTTAATGATTACGGATTAACAGGAGCAATAACAGTAAACAACGCTTCATCAGTTGGTATTTTCGGAGCAATTACAGGGGCTTCAATTCCGTTTACGTTTGCTTACGATAGTAACACACAAGGTGGACGTACTGCAGGAACAGACGCACAAGTTACAATCGTAGCAGGGAATGCAGGAAGTGCTAAGCCAGTAGTTACAACACACACAATTACAAGAACAACGAGTCAAGGTATTTCACTTGTAGCGGAAAACGATAGAGCTTACGTATCATAAATTATGGGATATAGTATAAACGGAGAAACAAAAACAATAACACTCACTACTGGCACAATAAGTGTGTCAGTACGTGATATGTGGAGCAGATGGGTTGATTGGTTTTTAACCGACGACAACAGTAAGTTTTTGCCTGCGTTTAAGTCAGTAGGTGGCGATGATATCGATGCAACAGAGGGAACTAAGATACCGATATATTCCTTTCTTGAAAATGGATGGAAAATAAGACCGCAGGAATCTAATCATACACTATCAATTAAAGATGGTATATTATTGGTTAACGGTGGAGGTGACCCTTTTATCAATACATTAGGAGCTTATACCGTTCGTATTAATTACCAACAACCTGTACAAGCTATTTCATTTACAAGTGGTGGTGGTAGTTCAATAACAAAAGAGGAGATTAGAATCGAAATGGATACTAATAGTCAAATAGCCTTGAAAGTTGGTGAGATGCATAAGATTGGAGGATTAGACGCAAGTAATCCTGCAACAACAACACAAACAGGAATAAATGCAGGAACAATCGATATCAATATTACAGGTGATGGTGAAACCATTACAACATTGACAAGGTTATGATAAACACATTAGCAATAGCAACCAAAGGACGCATTAGTACGAGTTTAAAACGAACTCTTACTTTTGCGACTTTAGGTTTAATTATTGCAGCAGCAGTAGACTTATCAAAGAACGAGATAATATTATTACGTTCAGTTATTACCGATAGATTAGAGTTCGCTTCTAATATTACAGATAGCATACAATTGAAATCGGAGTTTTTAACCTACTTGGAATACCTATCAAATGTTACAAATGAACTGAATTTTGACTCTGAAATGCTTAATAACTTAGAGTTTATGTCTGTTATAATGGATGATTTTAATAGAAATTCAGAGTTATCCAATAATTTAGCCGTTATCTCGCATTTAACAAACGATATAGGTTTAGAGTCACAAATAGATACAAATGCAGAAATAATGTCGCAAATGACGAATAATAAGAAAAATTTATCTATTTTTACAAATGAATTAAAGATAATTTCAGAATGAGTAAAATTTACGCAAATCAAACAGACTTAACTCTTAAGTTGGAAACAAAAAAAGACTTGACAAATATAACGTCTGTTAAGATAGCTTACAAGAATCCAAAGGGTGTTTTAGGTGAATGGACTGCAACAGTAGACAATGCTATAGAGGGAATTATTAAGTATAGTATTGTTTCTGAATTGAAATATGCAGGGCAATGGGTTATTTGGGCAAAGACGATTGACGCACAAGGATTAATCTCAATTGGTGAGTCAAGTGCTTTATACGTTTATGAACAAGGTAATTAAGATATTATGAAAAAAGAATATACC